GTCGCCTGCTTTTTAACAACATGCAGATTTACAGCGTCAATGACCTGTTATGACCCCTACACGTAAACGTGCTGTATCACCGGGTGCGATCCGGTCGGTGAGAGAGTATCCCCGCGCGAGAGCGAGAACGGCGTGAGAACGGGCAACACTGGCAGGGAGTTGGCGCTGACCAATACAGGGAATGTTTTGGGGTGTGGTGAAGGCTGCTATTAGCACGCGGCAAACGCTCTACCTGTGCGACAGGCACTACACCACCAAAGCATTTCTCCCGCATCAGCGGGTAACTACAGAGCCAACCTCAAGCACCGGGCGCCGATGCTTGGTGATGGTAATACTGCCATCTCAACCGCACAGGAGACGATGATCCTGTTCTGGTTGGATTGGAAAAGTCTTCTTGGCCCGCCAGCGCGCGGGCATTTTTTTGGAGGTTGCATGTTTGCTACTGACATCTCACTGAAATACGGCACTCATCAGCCAGAGACGATTCTGGAAACAATGCCGATTGAAGAAGCCTCCGAAATCATCAAGGAGAAGCTTCGTGATGAAGTGCGCCAGGAACTCGAGTGCGAGTATGGCGATCGCCTTTATGAGGCTGAAGAAGAGGCATCAAACTGGGAAAGCAGAGCTGATGACTATGAAAGCGATGCGACTTGCCTGGCTAAGGCCATAAGAGAGGCTTTTGAATCTGCCAGCTTTGAAGATGCAAAGGTGATCCTCCAGCGAGCGATGCACGACCACAAAGACTATTTCTGAAGACCCGCCACGGCGGGTTTTTTCATACCTCAGTCGCTTCATCGAGGCGGCTTAGTTATGACAACCGGCGGCCATCCACCGCCCATTAGCGCAGAAGTCTTGTTTAACGTTCGGCGGCGCGGCCTTAAGCGCGGAGATGATTATGTCCAAACACTGTGAAAATTGCGGATGCGCAATCCGATCCGGATATTGCACAAACTGCCAGGAAGAAGCGTATATCGCGTTCGTTCAGGCTCCTGAGATGGAATTTAGTAAAGAGTTCTTACGTGAAGCATTCCGTCAGGACTCCGAATCAAATAGCCGGGAGACATCATGACAGTCACCCACAACGGCAAGCAGTACACCGCCAAAAAGCTCAACGAAAACGAGTGGCAACTTACGTCGCTATCGGCACCGCGGGAAAAACTGGTGCTGAACCGCTGGCAGATGCATATCGCTGGCCTCCTGAAACAGGTTGAGGTGAAGGTATGATCAACCATTACGGCACCACCCCACTCATTCGCCAATGCGTCACGCCCGGCATGATGGCAATGCATGAAGGCCGAACTTATCGCGTCTCAGCGGTCATTCAGGAGCGCAAATGGGTGTATCTGCACACCGATGCAGAAATCATCCGCCTCAGTGACTGCGTGATTGACGTTCTTCTGGACGGTCACGGAAACCCTATCCAGCACTAACCACCCTATTCAACCGATCGGCCTGGCTCAATGCGGGCGGGATCTGCACATCCAAATTTCAGGAGTTCAGCCATGAACGCATACCTCACTTACGACCGCATCGAAGATCGGCGCTGGGTTGAGCAGCAACTCACCGACGAGAAAGAGAAGTGGATCGACGGCCGGGCGAAAGAACTGATTGCCATGTTCCCTGCGAAACCTCTGGAAATGAGCAGCTTGTTCCTGCCCCAGGAAGCCCAGTTTGCGCTTATCGGAGAAAAGGCCGAAGAGGCATACAACGAATACATATCGGCCTGCGCGTATGCCCGGGCCGAAGAAGAATGGCAGCGCCAAGCGCCCTGCCCGTTTTAAGGAGTGATTATGAGCTTCGATCTGATTCAGTTCGTTAAGGAGCAGGAGCCGCTGTTTGTCGGCGCCCTTACCGACCAGTCTCTGACTTGGGCAAAGGAATGCCAGTTCGCTATACAGTTATTCCAGCGCAATCAAAAATTGGCAGAAACGGCGATTTCCAACCCCACCAGCGCCCAGAACGCGATCATCAACGTTGCAGCGGTCGGCATAAGTCTGAACCCTGCCAGCAAACTGGCTTATCTGGTTCCGCGCGACGGTATGGTCTGCCTCGATATCAGCTACATGGGCCTTCTGCACATTGCCCAGTCGGCTGGCGTCATCAAGTGGGGCCAGTGCAAGCTCGTTCATGCTGGCGACGACTACGAGACGCTGGGTCTCGATAAGGCGCCAGCTCACAAATACAACCCATTTGCTACACCTGACGATCGCGGCGCCGTTATCGGTGGCTACTGCACTGTTAAAACCGCTGATGGCGACTATCTCACTGAAGAGATGAGTCTCGCTGAGATAGAAGAAATCAGGAAAGTGAGCAAAGCGGGAACATCACCAAAAGGCCCATGGGTCAACTTCTGGTCTGAGATGGCCAGGAAGACGATCGTCAAAAGAGCATATAAATACTGGCCGCGTGCTGACCGTCTGGATAATGCCGTCGATGTGCTCAACGAGAGCGAAGGCATATACACGGAGCCAGTTATGCCCTACACCCCTGAAAGCGAAATCATCCAGTCGGAAGAAAACGCAAAACAGGAACTTATCAACACCATCCATTCACTATGTGAGGACATGAAGCAGGCGAAAAATTTGCATGCTCTCAAAACTCACTTCCAGGCAGCTTACAAAATGACGGTCGGAATGCAGCTTCAACAAGGGGTTCAGGCCGTCTATGCCAAGTGCAAAGCAAAATTCGAAGAGGTTACGCAATGACAGCTCTTTACCAGATCGCCAATGATTTCGCAAAGCTGACTGATTCAGGCATGGAGCCTGAAATGATAGCCGACACCCTTGATGGCATTGAGTGGGAGCTGGAAGCAAAGGTCGAGCAGATCCTTGCTGTCTGCAAAAACGAATCTGCTTATGCCGAGGCGCTGAAAGAAGAAAGCAAGCGTCTTGCAGAGCGCGCAAAAGCCGCAGAAAACCGTGTGTCGAGCATGAAAGATTATGTGGCCACCTCCCTCGAAACAGCAGGAAAGAAATCACTGAAGGCAGGCATTCATCAGGTAACGGTTCGCGCGCCTTCCAAGTCAGTAGAGATTACAGATGCCAGCGCACTTCCTCCTGAATTCGTCGAATACGAGACGAGCATCAAGCCAGACAAATTGGCTATCAAACACCAAATCGAAGCTGGCGTGGATGTACCTGGCGCGCAAATAAAACTCGGCAAACCTTCACTCATCATCAAGTAGGTGGAGCCATGAAACGCACACCCTTCTACCGCAGACCCGGGCGAACCGGGCAATTCTCAGGCCTCCGGGAGCGCGTTATCTGGATGATTCAGACGCGCGGCCGCCCGGTATCCGGCAGCGAAATCGCCGAGAAGTTTGGCGTAACGCTGATTGAGTTTAACCGGGTCGCCAACGGCATCACCCGCGGCTCCGGACAGATAGCTCATATCGTTGAGTCGGAAAAATGGATCAACGAGGACGGCATCTGCGACCGCACTTTCGACCTCGTCACGAAGCCGAAGGTCGTAACGCCACAGGGTAAATCGCGCCTGTTCACCCGGCGTGCCATTGAGCAATCGCAGGAAGGTAGACGGCAGGAGTGCATTGAACGTGCCGCCCGCCGCCGCCGTCTGATTGCTCAGGGCCTCTACATCGACGAAATGGAGTCCATCCTATGACTCACGCTCACGACGACATCAGGGTTGGCACTCTGTTCCTTCCCTTCATTGGTAACGGCTGGCTAATGCCATGGGGTGAAGTGATCAGCAATCCATTAAAGGCGCAGCGGCTCGCTGAGGAATATCGGGAAAGGCAGGAGGCGGCATGATTCATTTTCACGGCGGCCCTATTACGCCGGACACATGCGCACTGAAGGCATGGAAAGGCAGGCACGCTTTCATTTCCTTCGCCAACCCCGGCCAATTAGCCCTGGCCAGCGAAGTCACCCAGTCTTTCGCGCTGGATAACGGCGCGTTCAGCTTCTGGACAAAGAATCGTGTTATTGACTGGAACGAGTATTATCGCTTCGTTGAACGCTGGGGTAACCATCCTCGTTTCGGGTTTGCTGTTATTCCAGACGTGATCGGCGGCACCAGCGAAGAGAATGACGCGCTTATTTCTGAATGGCCGCACGGGAAAGTCGTGGGCGCGCCGGTGTATCACTTTAACGAACCAGACGAGCGCTTTATTCGTTTGTGTCATGAGTTCCCGCGCGTTTGTATCGGTAGCATGGGGGAGTATGACGCCAAGCGACCGAGAGCGTGCCGGGCGAAACTGCGCGATCTGATACGTCACGTAGTCGATAAAAACGGCTATCCAATTACGAAGCTTCACGGCCTGCGCATGCTGAATAAAGATATCTTCTCCCACGTTCCGCTCTCGTCAGCTGACAGCACAAACGTAGCTCGCAATATCGGTATAGACAAAGTGTGGAATGGTTCGCCCTACGCGCCAACCAGCAAAGAAACACGCGCTGCGGTGCTGGTCGAGCGGATTGAAGCCTTCAACTCTGCAAGTTCGCTGAATTACGACGCAGAACGCGATCGGTTCACGCCACAACTTGCTTTCGAGGTGTAATTCCATGACTGGAAAATACTCTCTTATCTATGCTGATCCGCCCTGGTCTTACGGCAACACCATCAGTAACGGCGCCGCTGCCGATCACTACTCCACCATGAAGTTAATCGACATCAAGCGTCTGCCAGTGTGGGAACTTGCCGCCGAAAACGCCGTGCTGGCGATGTGGTACACCGGCACGCATAACCAGGAGGCTATTGAGCTGGCCGAGGCTTGGGGTTTTACCGTTCGCACGATGAAAGGCTTTACCTGGGTGAAGCTGAATCAGAACGCCGAGTTGCGCATCAACAAGGCGCTGGCCGAGGGTGAAATCACCGACTTTTACGACTTCCTCGGTCTGCTTAACGCCGAGACGCGCATGAACGGCGGCAACCACACCCGCGCCAATACCGAAGACGTGCTGATCGCCACCCGCGGCGCCGGTCTGGAACGCCAGCATGCTGGCATTAAGCAGGTGGTCTACAGCCCACTCGGCGCTCACAGCGAGAAGCCGTGGGAAGTTCGCCACCGCCTGGAGCTGCTCTACGGAGACGTGCCGCGGATTGAGTTATTCAGCCGCAGCGCAGCGCCAGGCTGGAGCCACTGGGGAAACCAGTGCGCCGCCGCTTCCGTTGAGCTGATCCCCGGCTGCGCCATCGACGTTGTGAAAACGGAGGCCGCATGACGCCAGCAGCTTATTACAACGAAATCGACCCGTTCGCTGCCCAGTGGCTGCGTAACCTGATCGCCGGCGGTCATATCGCACCGGGCGAAGTTGATGAAAGGAGTATTGAAGATGTCATACCTGACGACCTGCGAGGATTCACGCAGTGCCACTTCTTCGCCGGAATTGGCGTCTGGTCTCATTCCCTGCGCCTCGCCGGATGGCCTGACGATAAGCCTGTCTGGACCGGTTCCTGCCCGTGCCAGCCTTTCAGCGCGGCAGGCAAAGGTGATGGGTTTGCTGACGAGCGGCACTTATGGCCCCACTTCTTCCACCTCATCAGCGAGCGCAGACCTCAGCATGTCTTTGGCGAACAGGTTGCAAGCGGTAACGCAAACACATGGTTCGACCTTGTACAAGCTGACCTGGAAGGAATGGGCTACGCCTTCGGGATTGTGCCGTTTGCGGCAGCGGGCATCGGTGCGCCGCACATCAGAGAACGGGCCTACTGGGTGGCCAACTCCAACCTGCAACACGAACCCGCAACCGGAAACACCCCGGGGGCTACAGAATTTGGCTGGATCGGTGAAGTTAACTGGATGGCAGACGCCGGTTGCCAACGACGCGAACGGTTCAACCCATTGCTACAGCGGGAAGAATCCAGACAACTCGCCGAAGGTATGCCTGAAGCTTCCAGGTTCGGCATTGCTGACCGGGTGGCCTACGCCAACAACAGAATCGGCGATGAGGGAGAAACGTTACGCCCAGGGAGGGATGCCGTTTTCAATGGCCGCATCAATGGTAGGCCCCTTGAGGTTAACGGTTTTTGGCGAGATGCGGACTGGCTCTTATGTCGAGATGGCAAATGGCGTCCAGTTGAACCCGGCACATTCCCGCTGGTTGATGGGGCTGCCGCGCGCCTGGGACGAGTCGAGTCCGGGGTGGCAAGAGTGGCAAGCAGCAACCGCGTCGGCCGACTCAAAGGCTATGGGAACGCCATAAACGCACAGGCCGCGGCTGAATTTATCCGGGCCTATATGGAGGGGTTATGACGCCAGAAACAGACAACGCAATTCGCGCCGCCTGCCGCCGCTGCACCGAGGAAATCCAGCAGGCCATGCGCAAGAAGCCAAAGCCTAACTGGAACGAAACGGTGCCTCCCATCATCAATAAGCATCACAAGAAAATTGAAGCTCTGGGAGTTAGCCTCCTGGAGTTCGTCGTCAAAACTGGCCGCCTAAATGGGCGGTTTGGAGCCGAACAATGACAACAGAATTTAAACCCCTACCCGTCGAACGCGACCAATACGGCTACTGGACTCACCCGCTTTACGATGAATTTTTCGATGGGCGTGAATATATCTCACCTGATGAATTCAACGCATGGCTGGATAAGAGCGGCCTTGAGTGGAAAGTGGTGTACCGCGATGAAGATGACGTCGACCCCGATGTGGACGGCTATGACATTTCAGCGTGGCAGCCAGAAACACCCGCCGGTGGTGGTTGGTTTGTCGGTTCAATTCACGACACGGAAGATGGTGCCGTCTGCATCTGGCTGCGGCACGCTGGCGGTGCGGCATGAACAGAGCCTCACCAGTTGATTTGAGAAAAAGCCTCGAAATTGCCAATAACCTTGCGCACATCGGGATTCGCTTTGTGCCGATCCCGGTAGCTTCAGAGGAAGAATTCCAGACCCTGTCCGCCGAGCTATCGCGACGGCTTGAGCAGATGGCGGTCGAAGCAGAGAAGAATGAAGGCGGTGCCGCATGACCAAATACTCGAAACTTGATAGCGAAGTGTTAAGCGCAATCGGCTCTCAGCCAACCTCGTTTTCGGAGCTATTTAGCCCTTCCGTCAGGCAGGAGTGCCTCGTCATTGCTGAGGCAGAAGGAAAGCACCCGATGGACGTCTTCCGCATCCTTGACCGTCGCCTCCAGTCACTCAGGAAGCTTGGCGTTATTCAGCATGTCAAAGGTAAAGGGTGGATACAGCCATGAAAACGCAAATCACCGGGTCGCTAAAGCGGCCTTTTTTATTGCTGGCGTTCACCTTCAACCGAATTAACCGCCAGTTCCAGGAGCATTGACCATGGCCGACATCATCGACACCGCAGCAGAGATTGAAGAGCTTCAGCGTAACGCTGCCCTTTCCGCTCACCGGCTGAACCGTAACGCCGTATCAGCAGAGCATTGCGCGGAATGCGACGAACCAATTCCCGATCCGCGGCGCGCTGCCGTTCCCGGCTGCCAGACGTGCGCGGATTGCCAGGAAGAGATCGAACTGAAGAATAAGCAGAGGGGGATGTGATGGAATACAGCAAGTTGAGTGATGCAGATATAAACGGCCTAGTAATGGATGCGCTATCTGATGGCAATCAGGCCCATCGCCGCGGCAACGGTTCGGCTATTGAGCTGCTGCATCAGGTAAATACCGTTGAGTTTGGAGAGCATATCGAGCGGGAAGAGATTTATGCCAAGTTCGATCCATGTAACAACCCGGCGGACGCATGGCCGATTATAACCGCAAATAAAATCAGCCTTTATGCAATCGAAGCTGACAAAAGAGGCGGCTGGGGAGCCGAGGCTTTTCATCCCAACGATGCATATAGCTTTAACGATAACCCACTTCGTGCCGCAATGATTGTCTACCTCATGATGCAGGAGTCAGCCAATGTTCCAGCTAATTCAACGGGGTCAGATTTACGCTGACCAGCACGGCTGGCCCGTCATCATCCACAGCTGCACATCACAGATAGTCCGCTACTGGCGACAGGGCCGGATCAACACCGCTTCAATCGACCGATTCAACAATGACTTTGAGCATCTCGATCACCGTGAGGCGGCACAGATACGCGCCGAATTGGAGACGAGTGAGCACATTAAATCGCTGCGTGCCCAGCGCGCGGCATGAGGAGTAAACATGGCAACAATGAAACAGCTCGTTGAGTCAGAAATAAGTGACTTCTTTGCTATTTTTGGCAGCCCCGGCGAGCCGGTGACTATTGAGGAGGCGCAGAAAACGCTTCTCTCACGGATTTCCCCTTTGCTCAGCACCGATATGGCATGGATCAAATGCGCTGAACGTCTTCCAGAAACACATGAACAGGTTTTGGTTAACGATCTCAATGGTGAGGGCGTGCTTATTGCCTGGCGAGCCGAATGGCAGAGCGTTTCCGGCCCCACAGGAAAGTGGCAGTGGGTTTTCCAGATCGAAGGCATTGAGCATGATGACGTTCGAATCGAAGAGTGGCTTCCATACCCATCCCCATCAGCATGACGCAACTTATAGCCAGTTATGAGCTGGCTATTGGGTGCGAAAGCACTGCTCCGTTATCCCTTTTGCCCGGCCCCGCGCCGGGCTTCTTTTTGCCTGATTTCGAATAATCAACACGACGCAACAGACGTGGGTATACTCGCGCTGGTTGCCAGGAGTCACCTATGGCACAGGTAATTTTTAATGAAGAGTGGATTGTTGAGGCCAAACTCATTGAACGAACCGGCCTTTCCAGTGGACAAATTAAAAGCTATCGCCTGAAGTCATGGGTTAACGGCGTCCACTTCAAATATGTAACTGCCGATGGCAGAACCGAGTCCGAAAAAGGCCTTGCCTGGTACAACTACCCAAAAATTAACCATTTCATTAAGGATGCATAATGGCAGGCTTCCCTACAGGCGTGGAAATCCACAACGGAAAACTGAGGATATCCTTCAAATATAAAAACGTTCGGTGCCGGGAAGTGTTGCAAGGATGGGCGATAACTAACGCCAACATCAAAAAGGCGGGAAATTTAAGAGCGCTGATCTGTGCTGAAATACAGTTGGGCACCTTCAAATATGAAGAGCGTTTCCCAGAGAGCAAAGCACTCAAGAAATTTTTCCAACCAGTAAAGAGTGTTTTAACCTTCGGTGAGCTGTGCGACGCTTATCATGCAGTGAAAGAGGTGGAGATCAGTCCTGCAACGATGATGATCACCCGTTCAGTGAGTACGCTCTTAACGAAGATTATCGGAGAGAACACTTCTCTCGAGGAAATACAGCTAAACGACATGTTGCTGTACAGAAAGAAATTACTCGAGGGTGAGTTTAAGGCCAGAACTGATGGGCAGCGCACCGTCAGAACGGTTAACGCATTCATGGGGCAGTTGTGCAGAATGCTTAGCTTCGCTCATCAGAGTAACTACATTCAGCACAAACCTTTTGAGAACATAAAAAGTCTGAAGACATCTGAACTCGATCCGGATCCATTGCTGAAAGAAGAATTTCAGGAGTTATCGAAGCACTGGCAAGGTCAGCATTTGAATCTCTGGACGTTTGCCGTCTATACCGGCTTACGCCATGGTGAACTGACCGGTTTGGCCTGGGAGGATGTCGACTTAGTTAATGGTGAGGTCCATATAAAGCGTACAATGACGCTCACGAAGAAATTTGGACCTCCAAAGACAAAGTCAGGGATAAGGACAGTAAAGCTGTTAAAACCGGCGCTGGAAGCGTTAACGAGGCAATTCGAGCTTACTGGTAACAAGGAGCCTGCCGAGATCGACTTTTATCACCGCGAACGCGGAAAGATTGAAAAGCAAAAGTTAAGATTCTGCTTCGTGCCCAATTATGATGAAGGGGAAACGAGTACGCATTATTCTCAGAGCACGATTAACCTGACATGGCCAGGGGCCATGAGAAAATCAGGCGTAAGGTACCGTTCCCCCTATCATACCCGGCATACATATGCCTGCTGGTTGCTATCAGCTGGTGCAAACCCTTCGTTCATTGCCAGCCAGATGGGGCATAAAAATGCGCGTATGGTTTATACAGTCTATTCAAAATGGATCGTGCGTATGAACGATGACCAAGTAGACATGTTGAATAGGAAAATTTAGTGGAATGCCCCCACAGCGCCCCCGGCGTTAGGTTTATTGGAATATTATCCAATCAATACAATAACTTCAGCGACTGGCTTTTAATAGTAGCCAGATAAAGACCGGCGCGCCCAGCGTTGCGGTCACCACGCCTATGGGCAACTCAGCGGCCGTCAGGGCGAGCCGGGCGATGATATCGGCAATCAGCAGCGTTGCCGCCCCGGCAACCGCCGAGGCCGGGAGCAGGGTTCGGTGGTCCGTAATGCCGCACAGGCGCAGCATATGCGGGATCACCAGCCCAATAAAGCCAATCGCCCCCGCCAGCGCCACGCTTACGCCTAC